AATGAACTCATCAAGCCACTTCCATACGTTTCCAACAAGGTCTCGAACGTTCGTTGCAGAAACTGCGTTCTTAACATTTCCGCAAGTGGTTCTTGCTGTATTGGAAGTTGCGGACCATGCGTAAGTGTTGTTGCCGTCCGCTCCCTGCGGAGATCCGTATGCGCCCTTACAGAACTCAGCGTAGGTAGGAAGTCTCTTGCCTACTCTCATAGCTCTCTCGTTGGCGATATACCAGTTTAATCCCTCTGTTCCAGTAATCGGCACAGCACCCTTTTTGCTCTGCAAACCACTGGCACCATTGTCGGATGAAAGATATATGTCTCCCCAGAACGGTCCGATATAAACCATTCCGGTAGGATCGCAAGTAGGCCTGTGGAGAAGAGTCCATACAGAGTTAGGAACGATCCCCTCTGTTACGTTTGTTTCCCATCCACTTCCTAATGCCGCGCCTGATGCGCTGATTGGAATACCGGAACTATTTGTTTTTCTGACTACGCCGTAATGGAAACCGCCGATCTTTCTTGATGTAACTGCTGTATAACCGTTTGGATATGTCGTATTAAGGGAAATACGATACTGTTCTGCGGCAAAGTTCGTGGCATCTCCGCCAGTAGGATCGCAGATATAAATGCAGTAATCTTTTCCGACTTCAAATTTTGAAGCTGTTCCGTCCAAATTGCTTGCTGTGAGTGTGGTCTTTTCTGTCTTAAAAACAGAATTTCCTACTGCAATCAGAACTCCGGCGATTACAGTAAGTGCTCCGTTCTCCATGCGGATGAATTTCTTGTCTGATGCCACCACATCAGACATGAGAGCAAGTTTTGGGGTGGTTATCTTTGCAATATCATTCTCCATTGCCTCATCATAACCGTAGAATTTACTCATTAGCCAATTCCTCCTTGATCTGATTCAGTTCTTCGGCTGTCATGCCGAGACTGTCATAAATTGTGTAAGGTGCGGTAACTGCAATTTCCGTGGCTTCGGTAGAAACCATAGCGGAAGTGGAGATAATGGTTGTTTCCAACTGGGTATCTCCAGTGTGCTCATCCGGTTCTCCCTCTTCGTGGGTAACATTCGTGATGTTCACAGTCTTGTTGCCAACGATTGCCTTTGTTCCGGCCTTTGCCTCTGCACAATAGTTGATAGTTACTGTTTTCTTATCCTCTCCTACCGCAAGGATAGGGCAGTGAAGATAATTCATGTTTTCAAGATCTTCGATGGCTTCCAACAGGTCTTTTGCTGCAAATGCGCCATCATCCACCAAGGATTTACAATTTCTAATGTCCTCGGCGGTTGCAAGTCTCTTAGGGAAATCTCTCATTTTGTCTACCTCCGTTATTTATTTACATAGGCTCCTACAAAACCATCGACAAACGCCAATCCGTTGCCGTCCATGATTCTGAAAGTCTTATGTGTCATAAGATCCGCATTGCTGATAGAAAATGTTTTTGGGGCAACTATATAGTTGTCATTCGCAATGCTTATTGTGTACTCTCCTGCCTCTGTGAGATACAAAGGCTGAGTATAATCTGTAACAGTATATTTGTTACCGGATGTTACATTTTGTACAGTTATTGCAGCAGCAGTTCCAACGGTATCGTTGAAATGTATCTTCACTGCAAGGTTTCTGATGTGGGTTTCCACATCGTTGATTTCATTCTGTAATTTTCCGGCTGCATCCGCTGACAACTGATCTTTAATCATTGAAAACCATTGATTAAACAATATTTCCTGATTGTTCTCAAACGTTGTCATTTCAGATGTGTAGTCTTTCTTTAACTGCACAACATCCGCATTTGCCGTTGCCTGCAAATTGTCGAGAAAGATATTGAATGAGTCGAGATCCAGATTTGCTCTCTTGTCAAACTCAACTTTCTGGTTCTCAAAAAACTCTGTGAATACCTCATACAAATCTGTTCCGTTTTCCAATGCTGCCATGATTGCGTTGACGGCTGTATTGATGCGGTTGGCATCATACGCACCGAAAAACGATTCATCGTACACTGTGTACTGGGTCACATCTTTTACGGAATAACTGCCGTCTCCATTATCAATAGGTATGAACTTCCGCAGACCGGACCATACGGCATCCTTGTAGTCTGTCTTTAATCGTTCCCACGCCACTTAGAACGCCTCCCTCCTTATGCCAAAGTTAAAGGTAAGCATCTGCCGACCTCTGTATTGGTTTAATAACTGATTGAATAAATCCAAAATTAGGCTTTCAATGCGGTTGAGTTCGTTGAAATCAAAAATCTTTCCATTCGCTGTGTATAAGGGGTTCTCCCCTATGTCCGGCTTAAATGTGTTTTCAGCTATGAGCTTAATGTTTTCTTCCAACTGATTTATCTCATCCGCATAAAAATACTGGTCTTTGCTCCTATCGTCTCCCAGATCATTTATGGAAAACTCCTGGTACATTGCCACGGCTATCTCTCTGAGATATGCGAGGTTGTTCTTTATCCGGTTGAAATCCTCCGTGTTGAACCGGTCTCCGTGATAAATCCCATCATCGTCTGTGTAACCGTACCAATCTGTTTTTGGAGTGGTCCAGGAACCCGAGATAGAAATAACCATTGTTTCCGTTGTACTATTCCCGGCAGAATCCGTTGCCGTCAATACGGCTACATGATCCTTTTCCGAACCATCTATGCTTGCGGAGGCTTTATATACGGTTCCGATAGAGTGCTGAAAATTCAGTTCTTTATCGTCAAGTGTTCCTGTGACATTTGCTATATCAGCCATTATTCATCGCCTCCTATCCTTTGGTGTAATTGCCAACGTATGCCAGTGGCAATTTATCAGGAATTTCCTTGTCTGATATATTGACATAGGAGCCAACATAATTGCCGACAAATGCAACGCCTTTCAGTTCCTCAATGGAAACTGAGATTGTGTATTTCCCCTTTGCCTGCACGGGGTTTGGACTTATCGTAACGTCCCTTACCAATATGTTAGCTGCCATGCCGCACCGCCTAATCTGTTACCGAAACAGAAATTACATAGGTTGCTCCGACATCCGCCGGGTTCGGTGCCAATGAAACATCTGAGATAACCGGTGCTTTTGTATCGAGGGTTACTGTTCTTGTGACGGTCGTGGTTCTTCCGGCTCCGTCCTTTGCTACAACGGTAATGGTGTTTGAGCCATCTTTCAGGGTTATATCCTTTGAGAAAGTACCATCGTCATATACAGTTACTGCACTGCCGTTGATTGTCAGCGTAACCGGACTTGATGTTGCATCGTTGGTAGTTCCAGCTACCGTTACTGTGGTTTTATTCGTGACGAGTTTGTTTACCGGACTTGTAACTGATAACTCAGGCGGTACAGTATCGATCTTGAATGAAACACTCTTTTGAGTAGCTGCATTGCCGTCATAGTCGGATGCTTTTACAACAACGGTGTGTGAACCGTCTGAAAGTGCTGTGGACGGTTTATAACTGCATGAATAACCGGACGTTGTCTTTGTCTTTGTGATTCCGGATATTTCAGAACCATCAATAAGCAGTTTGATTGTATCTGGATTGACACCAGAATCATCATCTGTGACTGTGAATGAAATTGTCGGCTGATTGCTCGTAAGTAACTGTGATGCTGTCGGAGAAGAGATTGTGATAACAGGTGCGGTTTTCTCTTTTACCGTAAGCCTCAGCTTGCTTCCGAGTGTGGCATCCGACTGGTTTACGGTAGTCGTGTTGCCGGCCTCATCCTTGGCGATGATCTGTACTCCGTAATAATGTCCTGACTGATTGTATGAGGACTTTGCCGGAGCGGTAAGCGTAGCCTTGTAAGTCTTTGATGCGCTGTCGTATGTGAGTGTGGTAGTCACACCATTTACGATAGCCTGTACGGATTTAATAGCCATTCATTTTCCTCTTCCTTTCTGTTCTTATTTTTCTGATACCCTACGGGCAATTACCTTTCCAGATAAACTCTGTGAGAAATTAACAATGTGGCGATAGATATTGACCTTTAATCCAGGGCGATATGCGTTCTCCTGATAAACAATGTCGTTCGCATCAATCTCTGGATTTCCACGGGTATTGTATTCGTACTCAATACCGGCGTTGTAATAATCCCCAAGCCAGTCTGCCAAGTGGTTTGCCGTTTCCATATCGCTTACCAGAGGATTTTTCCATGTTATGGTCTTTCCTCTGCTATTGAGCGTTTTTACGGCATACTGCTCAACAATGTTGTATCTGTGTCCTATAATTTCAAACTGGTACTTGCCAGTAATCAGAAACTTAACTGTCACATAATAATCTCCGCTTTCTATGATACTGACGTTTGATGCCGAGGAATTGAACGTAGCTCTGCATCCATAAGTCGGATCTCCGAGATAATACGTCTGAATATCTCCCTTTACTGCCTCCGTCTCTTCACTAATAAGAGTTTCTTCCGCAGTTCCTTTCTGGTAGGAATAGCATGGCACTCTGACTGCCTTGACAAGCTCCTGCTTGATTGATTTTGGAGAAGAGGTCATATCCTGCCTTTCCATTGTAAAATCCGTTATATCGCCAAATGAGAAGTAATCAACGACTATGCGGTTGAATGGTTCTTTTGTCTTTGTGAACTCAATCTCCATCAAATCAAAATCATCAAAATCGTGCTGCACTATCAGCCTCTTTGTAATGTCCGAATTTACCTCATACTCATCCACCTTTTTGCCATCATTGAAAGTCCTGAATATAATTTCGTCAGGCAGTGTAGAACCAAACATTAACTGCAAACCATAGTACATACAGGCGGTTTCCTGAGTTATGTAGATAATCGGATTTTCTTCAAATAGGCAATCCTTATTGGACTGCTGTAATGAAATATATCCGGTATACTTATCTGCCTTACTCTGATTCTCCGGGAGATAATACATTTCTGCATTTACAGTGGTGTAGTTGTGTGCAAATGAAGCGTACTCCTGTTTTGCAGTCTCGCTCTTTATATTCCGAACATGGGAATACTCTGTCTCTCCGTTGCACGTTATGTCGTACTCCGGTGCGAATGAGGATTTAATTTGTGGTCTGCCATACCGGTTCTGTGAAAGAACACATCTGCAGGCATTAGCGATAATCTGCAAAGCCTCTTTGTGCTTAACCCTCGGTATGGGGTTTTTTGTGGTTGACTTTTTGAGGTACGGATCAATGTAGTATTCCTCAATTCCGGCATCCTGAAAGACCAATTCTGCTGCATGGTAATATGTGATTCCTGCCGGAGCATAGCAGCCTTTGTAATATTCCTCGTCCATGTTTCTGAAAAGATCCTGACACCTTATCGTTGCCGAGTAATCATCACTTTCCCATGCGCTACACTGTAGTTTTGCGCCTCTTATCCATTCGATGGTGTCTGAGTTCGGCAGTTGATAACCATACCAGACATACATCTCCTGACCGGTCTCCAAAAAGTTGATTGCAGAGTTCGGATTGTCAACATTAAAATACTGATCGTAGTTCTGCAACTTAACCATGAAGTCTATTTGCGGAACATCCTCACAAATCGGGGATATGTAACTATCTAATTTAGAATCCATAATGTCCTCGTTATAGTACACGAGACCGTAACCTAACTGGATTGAATATATTCTCAATCTGGAATATGGATTTTTCATCTCATAGAAGATGAATTTGATATAAGTGGTATTCTCCAACACCTGTTCTGTGCTGAACTCTGACATATCATTGTCGATAATCTCTATTCGCTGACCACTACTTGTCAAAATATCAAAACGTGTAGGGTAAACCTCTCCAAAATTGATAGTCAGACCTTTAATGTCTGTTGCCACAACATTCAGTTCGATAAGCAGCTCATATCCGCTTGCCGGAATCAGAGGTTTGCTTACCAAACCGGTGTCGTAGTAATTCCCGGAAGTATTCTCTCTTGGTAGAAAATACATAGAGCCATCTACCTTTGTGAAATCCTGCTCCAATGTGGCATATACGGTTGTCTCTTTTCGCTGACCGAATAAACCGGTCTGCTTTGAATAGTAGGCAAAGTTGTTACCCATGACGGTTGCATTGGCCTGTGCTTCCTGATTTACCAGACCGAATGAAATCATCATATATGATCGCTCTCTCAGAGAGCTTTTCATGCTTGCCTTGTATTCATTTGATACTTTCTGCATACCATCACTCTCCGCAATCAATAAGGTTTACTTTGCAACTCTGATAGGTAATTGGATTTCCGTCTGAATCTATCCAGTACGGTTCCGCCGTTCTATCTCCGGGGTACATCTTAATCGTGATTTTCTTCATTGTTACCGGATCCGGGAACGTGACATATACGAAAAATGCACTCAGCACCGTAAGCATCCGGCTCCATTCTGCTGCTGTAAGCCACGGCCATTCGAGGGTGTCGAGTTTGTATTGATCCCGACCAACCCTCTGCCCTACGACCGTGCCGTTGGCATTTCTTCCGGCATCCACCATGGTAGATACTGTTGGTTTTGCCCCACGCTTCGGAGGTGGGAAGTCATAACCATTAACTGATATATAAGCCATTCCCTATCCCTCCTTTACGCTCCTTGGAAGCTGTAACCGTTCGCATTACGCTGTGTGGTTACTGCATCCGTTACTGTCTTGCCGCCAATCTCAACAATCGTCTGTTCTTTCTTGTCGGCCTGTGTCTTTGTGTTTCTTGAAATATCATTCACAGCGGTTGTGATACCCAGATCATCTAAGGCCTCTTTTATAGCGTCTTTCAGGCCGCCGCCGGAATTGAGGGTAGCCTGTACAGTTCCTCGTGTGGAAACCTCTCTCGTAACTCTCTGCACAATGGCTTCATTCGTGAAATCACTGCCGTAGTTGTTCTGGTAATCTTTCAATGCAGCATTGTCGATTTTCAAACGTGTGCCGAGGTTCACTTCCATGTTTGAGAACGAATCCGTCCAGGATGTTACAAATCCTTTTGTTTTCGCTCCCTCTTTTTCGATTCCCTCGTTATATCCCTCTACGGAATACACACCTAACTGCCGGAATACCCTTGACGGAGAGTTTATATCCAACTTGTCCTTGAACCATGAGATAATACTGCTGCCCCATGATTCAATGTTGTTCTTGCAGGTGGAATAAAGATTTCCTATACCGTTCTTAAAACCATCTACCACATTTTTTGCAATGTCATACCACTTGTCATAAGAACAGGTATTTGTGAACCACGTTTTTACATTAGAAGCCCATGTTGTAATGTTGCTCTTACAAGTCGTATAACTGTTTCCGATTTTCGTTTTGAAGCCGGAAATAATATTCTCTGCATAGGTGCTCCACTTAGAGCTATTGATGCCTCCAAAACCACTATCAGAGAACCATGTTTTGAGGTTTGACGCCCATGTTGTGATATTACTTTTCGTATCTGTGTATGACAGTCCGATTTTGTTTCTGAAACCAGTTATGATATTTCCTGCATAAGTGGTCCATGTGGCATTGTTGATATTTCCGAATGAAGATCCAGAAAACCAATCTTTCAGGCTACTCGCCCAAGTAGTAATGTTGTTCTTTGTGGTGGTATAGGTGTTTCCAACCTTTTCCCGGAAGCCGGAAATGATATTGTTTGCGTAGGTCTGCCAAGTATTGCTATTGATGTTTCCAAAGCCGCTGCTCGTATACCATTCCTTAACTTTGCTCGCCCAGGTTGTGATGTTATCTTTTGTGGTGGTGTATGTGTTACCCACCTTTGTTTTGAAACCAGTGATAATATCATTTGCGTAGGTGGTCCATGTACCGTTATTCACTCCGCCGAATGAAGAACTATTAAACCATTCCTTTGCCTTTGAGGCCCATGTGGTAATGTTGTCCTTGGTCTG